GGTGCAACCGCGGGCGCAGCGGCGACCGACCTCCATCAATGCTGGACTTCATCGCTGCCGCGACCGACCCGGCGACAGGTGGCCTGGCAGATCGCTGGGCAACGGGATTTCTCGCGGCACAACGCGGAACCGGTGAAGTGCCGGCGGCGTGGGATGATTTTATCGCTGGCGCCCAGCGAGACGCGTTCGAGGATGATCCCGCGGATCTAGGAGACCGACAGGATCTGCGAGGCGTCGCGTGACGGTCGGGGCTCGTGGGGCGGTATCGATCGAGAATAGAAGCCATTTGCGCCCTGTGAGGTCACCCATGAAGACCTGTGAACTTCTGACCGCCGAGCGCGGCATCGCGCAGGCTGTTACGCAGATCCTCTACGTGATCACCCGTCTGGAAGAGGCGGGCATGACGCTGCTGACCATCCCAATGAGCGGATACAGCACGACGATGCGCACTGCGTGGCCTGAGACCATCCAGAATGCCTTTGAGGCCTTCAATCCGGATGATCCTTTGCCAATAGTCGATCCCCTCAGGCGCCGGGCGCGACCTGACTCCGCGCGCATTAGCCGGATGGACGAGGCGTTCAGGTGGTTGGGTTTTGTACCGGCGGATCGGATCGTTATTCGGCAAATCGTTGGGGCGCGGTGTCTGGTGGACCCGGTGAGTGAGCGACATATTTTCTCATGGCGACGCCTCGCCAATAAGTTTCAGATTGATCGCGGCATGGTGCAGCGTCGGCACGCCGAAGGGATAGACCTGATCGTGTCGCGGTTGCACCGCGAAAACTTTAATTTTCCTACTTGACCAAACGCGCCAAAATTTCGTAGTCACGAAACTATGGTGACGGGATCGCGCGGCCGCAGGCATAGAGCCTCGCGGCCGCTTCCATTTGGTGGCCCATGCAGCTGTCAATGAAGGCTGATTTTACACGACTGGAGCGATCGCTGCTCGCGCTGGCCGGTAGGCAAGTCAAGTTCGCGGCAGCTCGGGCGTTGAACGATTGTGCGCGGGCCGCGCGCGATAGCGTCAACCGCGACATGCCGCAGATCTTCGATCGGCCGACGCGCTTCACTGAGCGCGCCGTGGTCGCTCCACGCGAGTTGGCGGCGACGCCTGCAAGTTTGACAGCAACGGTCACTGTGCGGCCGATCCAAGCGCAATACCTGCGCCATGAAGAGGAAGGCGGCACGCGAACGCCGGCTGAGAATACGCGTCGCCAAGGGGTGGCGCTGGTGATGCCCGGTCCGACGCTGCCGCTCGATGCTTTCGGCAATATCCCGAACCGAACGCTGGCGAAGTTGGATCAACAGGCGAAGGCGAACAAGCGTCTGCGCAAGCGTCGGCGCCGCGCCATTCTTGCTGCCAAGCGGAGGAAAGAGGCAGTGCCCACGTCCCCCCTCAACGATGACGGGACAGTGGTCTTCCTGGAGCGCGGCGATCCCGGGAACAAGGCCGCGATCGGGGGCTACTTCCGCCGTTTGACTGGCCATGGTCTGGCTCGGCTCACGGTGTTCGAGCCTTCAGCCACCTATCGGCCACGCCTTGGTTACCATCAGCGGGTCGAAGCCACCGCGCAGGCAACGTGGCCAGGCGCGATGATGAAGCGCCTGCTGGCGGCGATCGCGACCGCGCGCTGACGGCTCGCGGCCTCGGCTGCCTGACGAAACCGCGACGGGTTTTTTCGGTGCGGCCTATCTCGGGTCCTTCCCGGGGGTAGGCGCAACCCACGGGCATTTCGCGCCCCGGTTTGTCGGGGTGTTTCTACAAATCTTATCAATGCGTTGCGTTGTTGTTGGGGATGTTGTCCGGTGTCCACTGTTCAGTGCAACAAGGCCGAGCTGGCGCACGCGCTTGACGTGTCACTGCCGACGTTGTCGCGCTGGATGCTGCGCTATGGTCCGGACTTCCCAGTCGTGCAGCGGGGCAGTAACGGCCGCGACTATGTCTTCGACTTCGAGACCGTCTCTCGCTTCCTGGCGACCAAGCGGGCCGAAGAGCAGGCCAAGCGGTCCGAGAAAGACGAGCAGCTCGCGCAGCTGAAACTTGCGTTCGACGTGCCCGGCATGCCCGACGCGCCACAGGGAGCCAAGGCGTCTTCGGCCAAAGATGAGCTCGACGTGTGGCGCCTGCGTAAGCTGCAGCGCGAGGAAGCTGAGGCAGCGGCGAGATTGCTGCCACTCGAGCCGACTTGCGATGCTGTATCGACCGCGTGGCGGAACCTGTCGCGTTGTCCCTATGCGCTGTTTCGTCAGGTGGCGCGTGAGCAAAGCTGGCCGGAGTCTTATCTCCGGGATGTCGAGCGGCGGCTTGGCGATATGCAGCGCGCGGCGGTGCGCGATATTCAGCACCTGCTGACGGGCTCCGGCGAAGGCCCGGATGATGACGGACCAGATCGCCGCGTCGCCTGATCCTGCGCCGTTCGCCGATCCGGGCTTCCATATCGGCGAGACACTTGCGGCATACGAGCCGCCGACGCGGACAACGGTCGCTGCTCACGCGGCGCGCTACCGCTGGCTGGACAATCGCGGCGGCGGCTTTGTCGGCCGGTGGAACCATGACGAGGCGCCTTATTTGGTCGAGCCGATGGAGGCGCTGACCTCGCATGATTATCTGACGGTCGCGGTGCCCGGGCCCGGCCGCTCAGGCAAGACGGCGATCGGCGAGAATTGGTTCCTTCAGTCGGTCGATGCTGATCCAGCCGACATGCTTTGGTATGAGCCGACCGATGATGTGGTCGAGGCCTATGTAAAATCGGTCATCAATCCGATGATCGATCAACATGACGCGTTACGCCGGCGCCTTGGACCGCTGCCGGTCGATCGAAGCCTGCACTTCAAACGTTTCACGTGCGGCATGCACGTCGAGTTTCTGCCGATGGCGGAGAACAACCTCCGTAACAAGTCGGCGCCGCGTCTTGTGCTCGACGAAATCGACGCGGCGCCAGAGTCGCTCGGAGAAGTTTACGAGCACGGCGATCTGCGTCGGCAGACGTTCGGTAACGAGAGCAAGATCCTCGCGATCTCGCACCCGGATCGAGCGGTCGGTATCGATCCGACACGCTGGACCCGTGGGATCATGCGGCTCTATGCGATGTCGACCCGTGGCGTGTGGTACTGGCCGTGCCCGCAGTGTAATGACTTCAGCTCGCCGAACCCGATCGCGGAGCGCTTTATGCAGCTCCAGTATCCCGAGGACGCGCCGCTCGACGAAATTCGTGAGGCGGCCAGCCTGCTTTGCCCGAGCTGTGGACATCCGATCGCGGATAAACATCGCCGCACGATGAACATCGACGGCAAATGGGTCGGGCGCGGTCAGACGATCAGCCTCGACGGTCGGATCGACGGCCAGCTGACACGGCGCGATATCGCCGGCTTCTGGATTGTCGGGCCGATGTCGCCGTTCATCATCGGCGGAATCGGCGCGCTGGCCGAAGCGAAGGTCCAGGCGGAACGTGATCTGCTGATATCGGGCGATGAAAAGCCGCTCCGGCTTGTCATGGCGCGTCGGTTCGGCATCCCGCACCAACAGCGCCGGCATGTCGGACAGATCGAGGCCGATACGCTGGCGGCGCGCGCCGAGGATCGACCTCTGAAGCAGGTGCCGTACGGCGTGCGATTTCTGACCTGCTTTGTCGACGTGCAGAACAATCGTTTCGAGATCATGGTGCGCGGTTGGGGCGTCGACGGCGAGAGTTGGGTGATCGACGTCGAGCGTGTGGTTGCCGACACGGCCGTGTCGCCGGCGGCATGGGACGATCTACTGACGCGATTGCTCGATGCATCCTATCCGCTCGCTGATGGTTCCCGACGCGGGATGAAGCTGCGGGCAATCGGTTGTGACTCAGGCGGTTCGCCGGGCGTCACACAACAGGCCTACGCCGCCTGGCGGCGTCTGAAGGCGCGGCGCCAGTCGCGCTACCTCGGGCGTATGGATGGACGGGACGTGTTCAACGTGGTGCTGCTAAAGGGAGCCTCGGGACCCAATGCAGCGCGCCTACAAGTCTCCTACCCGAACAGTAAGCGGCGCGATCGGGACGCGCGCGCGACTGGCGCAGAGCCGGTCGTGCTGTTCAACCCGAACGCGTTCAAGGATGACCTGGCGGGACAGCTCTCCTGCGGCGAGGCTGGCCCTTGGTATATTCACTATCCGAGCGTCCTGCGCGGCGAATGGCCGGATGACAAGCCGGAGACCGAGGATACGCGGCATCTGTGGTTCGAGCAGGTGGTCGCCGAGCGGTCGGATGCGCGCGGGCGCTGGACGAAGTCGCGCGAGAATGCACCGAACGAGGCGCTCGATCAGCATGTCGGGTGCCATGTGTTGGCGGAGTTGCACGGCCTGGTGCGCATCAAATGGGATCGGCCCCCGAGTTGGGCGACTGAGTGGGATCGGAACACGCTTGTCGGGCCGAGTGAGCCGACAGGCGGGTCCAAGGCGTTGCCGCTGCAGCGGGCAACGCCCTCTGGAATAGCAGTGACGCCGGCGCCCCTGCCTGTGACCCAGGACGGGCGCATGCGTCGCTTGGTTGTGAGATTGGCATAGGGACGGCGGCATCATGGCATCGAGCGCGCTGCAGGGCGTTCCGTCGGCAACGCTGCAGCTCTGGCTTCGCGAGGCGCAGCACGCGCTGCAGCGGTTGATGACGGGCGATCAGGCTGTGACCGTTTCTTACGCGGAAGGGGAGGGTAATCGTTCAGTGACGTATACACGCACGACAGTGCCGAACCTGCGCGCATGGATCGGCGAGCTGCAGGGAGCGCTCAATCCGGGAGTCCGCACGCGCTCTGCAATCGGCGTGGCGTACCGGTGATGCCCGGCCTGGTCGATGCGAGCGGTCAGCCGATCCGCGCGGCCGACATTGCGCGCGTGCGTATCAAAGCCATGTTGAATGTGCCCGATGGTCCGGAGCGCCCCGGCGAATGGGGATCACCGTGGGCCTACGATGCGCAGGCATGGTCCGGCCAGGATTTCGGCGACTGGTTTCCGTTCGTCCGATCGCCCGATGCGGAAATCAACGTCGACCGCGATCGCGTCGTCGCGCGGATCCGCGACCTTGTACGCAACGA